CGTTGGAGCCGGGATGAGTCTCCAAGGGGCCGGGGCACTCGCTGGGTCTGCACTGGAGGGTGCAACGGCACCAGCGTTCTTGCAGCCTGTAATAGATGCTGGATCCAAGATCAAAGCCGCCATTCAAGCGGTTAAGGGCGGCAAGGTTGCGCTTCCCATCGCTCAATCTATTGGGGTGGGTGCTGTGATGCAGCCAGCGTTTACTCCAGAAGTGGACGTGAAAGACAATTCCGATTTTTGGTCCAGGCAGCTCCCAGAAGTGGCAAGCGGTGCTAAGTGGGGAGGTGCGTTAGGCGCTGTGCCATCGGCGGCGGTAAGCGCCGCACAAAAGATTTCATCGTCTTTGGGGAATGTCGCCAAGACTCCAGCCGTCCAAGAACTCATGGATTCACTGACCACCAAACTAGGGGGGAAGTCCCCAGGTGTGGCTGCTCAGGACGCCGCATGGAACCAATACAACAGCGCATGGGATAAGTTCAAAACCGCGATTGCTCCAGTTGATGAAGCCGCTGGAGGTGCCCAAATGGACTACTCTGGCCCAATCAAGACGCTCGAAGATACGTTGGGCATCGGGGGGAAGCGTTCACCGGCTCCGATGCCTCCCAAGAGTAAGGAATATCTGACCGAGCTACTTAGTAACCTCAAAGAAGCACAGTCTGGGAGCGGCTCAGTAGATACCAGCGCAACGGGCGCTATCGACACTATTAAGCAATTGGGGGCACAGCAGCGGCTATTGGCTCAAGTCCATGGCGAAACTGAATCCCGCGAGATGCTGAATAGGGTCAGGGATTCTATCCTCAAAGCGATGGATGATTCTCACCCTGACATTGCCAGCGGTTATGGCAATGCCCGCCAAATATTCGCCGAAGAAGTGGCGCCTCTTTTCGATAAATCGGAGGGTGGACAATTTTTGACACAACTTCGGGATACCCCCACTCCTGATGATTGGCTTGGGTCATCGAATCAGGGATCTTTGACCAGGATGAAGGCTGATAAAGCAGCCATCGTCGCAAAGGGGTCTAGTCCTGAACCATTGTTGTATTCCTATTTGGATGCTGCTAATAAGCAAGCAAACGGGAATCCTGGTTCATTCGTGACATCCATCGAAAAAGCTATGCCCGCAGTCCAAAAAATGGCCGACGACGGCACAATCGATCCCGAGACACTTAAGGCGTTCCAAGGACTCTCCAAGATAGCGCGAACGGCTAAGTTCGGGGGTTGGCTTGCCAATATGGCCGTTCCTGCCGCTGCGGAAGCCATTGGAGGCCCTCAGGCGGGTGCAGCGGCTGCTACAGCTGCAATCGGACTGCATTTCAAGCCTGGCTATTCTGCCCCTGGGTTGATGTGGAAGTTGCTCCAATCTCCGACTACTCGCAGCATTCTCTCTATCGCTAGTAAATTGCCAGAAGGAAGCCCCGAATTGGAACTTATCGGGCGCGATATGTCAAAAAGAATGGCAGCGATGGCGGCGGTAACTTCCTCCATGACTAGGCCGGGAGTGGTCCCGGCCATGGCATCTCAGCCTTCCACTCCAAACCCTGAAATTGTCCAGACGGAGCAAAAATGACCGTGATCCCGCCCCTCACAGCTATTTTCAGGGCCTTCGATGCCGGTGGGGCCGTGCTTCCTGGAGCTCTGCTCTACACCTATGCAGCCGGGACGGTAACGCCCTTGGCAACATACAGGGATGCCAACGGGCTGGTTCCCAATACAAATCCGGTCGTCTGCGATGCCAACGGTGAGGCCATCGTCTATCTGACCGCCGGTGTCGGATACAAGCTCCTTCTCACAGATTCGATTGGGAATGTCCAGCCGAACTACCCGCAGGATAATGTTTTGGGCGGTATCGCCGGAACCAATGGCACGAACGGGAGCACTTGGCGGGATGGCTCTGGTGTGCCGTCCAACGCGCTAGGTGTTGACGGGGATTACTACTTGAACACAGCCAACGGTGATGTCTATGTTCGGTCCAGTGGAGTATATGGGATCCGGGGGAACATCCAGGGCCCTCCAGGGTCCAGCCGCAACGCGATTCAGAATGGGACGTTCTACGGCGGGTTAGCGCCATGGAATGTCTACGCGGCCGCAGTCAATGGCGTGGTCCCCACGTATGGCGGGGGGCGTCTCCATGGCTCCGGCGCCCCGAATCTGAAGGCCACTTCTACCATCGGACTCGCTACTGCGGTTGGCGAAGTTTCGCAGGGGTTTGCGATTCAGACGCCCGCCGGGACTACGAATCTCCAATTCTACACGGCAGCATGGCTTGAGGCAACGCCCCCCCTTGCGGCCTATTCTGCGTCCATCGCTGTATATTTCTATGATGCACAGTCGGACACGGAAACACTCATCGGAACCTATCCCTACGCTCAGTCCGAGATCACGACAACTTACGCCACGGCAGTATGGACGCTCAGAACCATTGATGTTAGCGACAAAGTCCCAACTGCCGGAACCTATGGGATCCGCTGCGAGTTGACGGCCATAAGCGATAATACTGGCGGATCGGAAGGCGCTCACGGCATCCTTTGCGGGGTTGATGACTTCCTGATGCTTGTTTCATCGGCTGGCGTCACTGGCCCCGCTGGCCCGGCTGGCCCTGTTGGGCCAATGGGGCCTTCCGGTGGTGGCAAACTCCAATCTCAGGTTTTCACGACAAATGGAACAATCACCGTTCCTGCCGGAGTCAATTTCTATGACGTGACGGCCATCGGTGCAGGTGGAGGCGGCGGCGCTGGTGAAGGGCTTAACACCGGCGCAGGTGGTGGTGGTGGTGGGGCGGGTGCATCCATCAGGCGGCGGGTGACCGTTACGCCTCTTTCTACCTATGCGGTAACAATCGGGGTGGGAGGCAATGGGGGCACCGTTGGCGTGGCGGCTACCGATGGGACGGCTACCACCTTCGGAAGCCTTGTTTCCGCCAATGGAGGCATCCACGGGCTCGTCGGTGGTGGGGTAACCTCTGGCATTGGAGGTTTGGGGGGCGCGGGAGCAACGGGGACACTGGTCGGGACCGGAGTGGGCCAGACCACGGCATTCTCCGCTGGTCTGGCGTCTGCGCTCATCAATGGCTCCGGCGCAGCGCTTGCGGGCGGAAACGGCGGGGCGGGCGGAATCGGCGGTTACTGTGAAGTCTCCACCGTGGCACAATTCGCGGGCGCGAATGGGGGCTATGCCGAATCCGCTACTGGTGGGGCAGGAGGCGCCTACCCTGATGGGATCGCTCTCCACTCGCCAAGGTATGCGGGCGGTTCCGGCGGTGGTGGAGGTGCATCTGCTTTCGGGAATGGTGGGGCGGGCGGGAAAGAGGCAACTTCGGGCGTTTCTGCCGGTGCGACTGCTTACGGTGCAGGTGGAGGCGGTGGCGGTGGGGGGGCGACCCCTGGAGTTGGCGGATCCGGCGCTAATGGATATCTCATCGTTGAATGGATTGCTTAGGAGATATGGAAAATGGCCGCAATCACTGCCCCCCCCACTACTGTTCCAATCTTTCAGTATCCTCCCAATTTCCCTAGTGGGGTGGTGAACGACCAATGGCTTGCATGGTTCGAGACTGTGCAAACCAATACCTACGTCTTCCCACCTCCAATCGCTGGCTATGCTCTTGGCTGGGATGCACTTGGGAATATAGTGAACGTCCCCAATACCGGGGCCGATCAGACCGCCGTTTTGGCTGATACGACCTTGGCAACGAATGGCGCTGGAAGGATCGGGTACAACGGGGCTTTGACCTACCCATCCAATACGGCTGGGTCTGCCATCGCGGCTCGCATCGTTGGGTCCGATTTGGCCTCTACTTCGGACGCAGCCAAAGGCGCGGGTTCGGTCGGGTTCTCTAGCCTCCTGAGTTATGCTATCGGAACCGTTGGCGAATGGTTGACTCGACTGTCGTCTAGCGTGGGCGCGGGGATGGTGGGCTACCTCGCACCGTTCACGGGGGCGGTGGCTACAACCGTTAAAGATCGGCTGGACCTGGTAAGCACCATCGTGCCCCCCACTGCCAATGGCGATAATACCTTCGTCGGGTATGCCGGGAATACCACACTCAGCCCAAACGGAGGCGCGGCTACCCTCGCATCCCAAAACACGGGGGTCGGCAAAGGCGCTTTGGCTGCTCTGACCACTGGCTTCGAGAACACGGCCATCGGCGTGGCCGCCATGGCTTCGACCACCACAGGGGACCGAAACACGGCTGTCGGTGTGACGGCGCTCCAGAACAATACGACAGGCGATCACAACATCGCGTTCGGCCAGAATGCGCTTCAGGCGAACATCTCAGGTGCCTACAACACGGCCATCGGCATTGATTCTCTGCACTACAATATTGACGGCTACTACAATGTCGCTCTGGGTCAGAACGCGCTCCTGAACTGCGACCACGGTTACTACAACACCGCTCTCGGGATTGATACTCTTAAAGCCCTGACTGGAGGCCACGACAATGTAGCCATCGGGGAGACAGCAGGCTACAGCCTCACAACTGGATTCTATAATGTCGCTGTCGGTGTCGGCGCTCTGCATTCTTGTGTGAACCACGTGGCGAATGTGGCCATTGGGCAGTGGGCAGGCTACTCCAACGACGGTAACAACAATGTGTTCATCGGATACTCGGCTGGTTATTACGAGACCGGCTCGAATGTGCTGATGATCGACAACCAGGCGAGGGCAAGCGAAGCGGATGCCCGCCTCAAGGCCATAATCTACGGGATCTTCGCTGACACCCCGGCGGCCCAGCGACTCATCTTCAATGCGAACCTGGGCTTCAACGGACTCACCCGTAAATTGGCGAAGGTCTTCGCGGATAACGCAGGAGGGAACTCGTATTCCTACCCTTCCGACACGAGCTATGTCTACCTGACATCTCCCAACACCACGGCCACTACCATTACCCTCCCCGCAACCAACGGCTCCCACCCCATTGACGGGGCTGAGATCACCTTCGTCTGCGGGTCCAACATCACTACAGTGACATGGGCCGCAGGAGCTGGCGGGGCGACCATTACTGGTGCCCCTACATCCATCACTGCCAATGTGCCAGTTCGCATGATTTACCACGCGGCGGGAGGCAAGTGGTATCCGTGCTAATGGTTTACAAACTCACTCAAAACAGACCCGGCAGGGTTGCGGATTGTGGCGAGATCGGTTGGTATCCGGCAGAGAAAAGCGACTAAAGAGGCAGCACAAATACAGGAAAGGATAATACCAACCACTGGAGCACCAACTTCACACCAGAAACCACTATCCTTCGTGTTCATGCCCTTCTTGATGGATGGAACAAGGCATACAACTGCGACAAGGGAGAGAATAACGCCAAGAGCGAGGGTGACGAGTTCACCTAGTGCTACGCTGGATCGGTAGGTGCACATCTGCTCGAACCCCCACTTGGCGGGGCCTGAAGTGGCGGTCGCCCCTTCTCGGATGAAACCCAGCACTTTTTGAAGCATTTCTTTGTCCATTATTTCTCCCTTCGTGTAGTTCTCATTTTTGTTTCTCCCGCGCCCAACCGGGCGCTGCACTTGGACCCTGCCGCAAGTCCGAGATTTGGTAGGTTGTGACTCACCGTGCGGCAGGGCCGGTGAGATGGGGTCGTTAGGTGATAACTTCCCAGTCGTCAGCCAGCATGTCAGTTTGGGAGGCCAGCCACGGCACTCGTGCGCCCTCTGGATATGCTGATGCAGCAGTCACGACACAGCCGAGGCGATCGCTTGGAACATTGCCACCCGGGTAGTTCAGATAGATGTAGGGCAGCGTCATCTTGCTGTTGGCATCTGGCTGTTGGAGTTCAAGCCAGAGCCCTTTCCCATCCCAGCCACTACGGCTCACCTTGCCGCCGTTCTTCAGTTCTTGTAGCGCCGCGCCAAAACTGACGCCTGTTTTCTTTCGTGTTTCGTGGTTCATGTCGTTCCTCCTTGGCCCACGGCGGGGCCGGTTAGCTCAACCCTCATGCGCCACCCGCTTCCCGAGGCGATCCAGCTTGTAGTCTATGGCCACGTCTACCTGGGAAGGCCCGAACAGGAGCCTCATTTGAGCGGCCATGATCAGCACGTCCGCAAGTTCCTCGATCACCTTTGCGGCGGGAACCTTGCCGTCCTGGAAATGGTGCAGCGCAACGGTCAATTCGGCGCATTCTTCGGCCATCTTCATGATCTGCCGGTCGCACCCGTAGGAGGCCAGGGCAGCGCGTAGGATCGTCTCATTCATGGTTCCTCTAGGTGGACATTCGCTAGACGGTCGGGGGTTCAGGGAGGGGCATCCAGTGGGTCGGCTGGCAACCGTCCTCGATGGGCGCATTGGCATCGGCTTCCCAATCACTGGACCACTCATCACCTTCCCCGGTATATGTGGCGATGGTGATGAGGCTGGTGTATCCAAGTTCGAGCATCCCGCCTTCGTTCTCATCGAGGTAGATCAGCACTTCCTGATCCTTCTCGGGGAGGCGATCAGCACATGGAATCCAGCCTTTCAACTTTCGCTCCTTCTCCATTGCGTCGAGGACATCACCTAAGACCTGGTCTATTTCGGGGTCAGTGTTCGGCATAAACTTCTCCAGGCTGAACCCGCCTTCCATCGGTGTCTTTGCGGGGTGGATCGTCATGGCATCCTCCGGGTCTTGGTGGTGTCGTGAGTGCGGGGCCCGCTGCGGCGTTCGCCGGGCGTGGGCAGCAGCAGGACCGCCGCCAGGCCGAAAAGGAAGAGGACGAAGATGCAGAACTCAGGCATGGGGCAACTCTCCGGAATTCCCGGAGGGTTCAGACGTGCGGCCTAGCCGTTCGGCGTATAGCTTGCGGAGGTCCCGCACGTATTTGATATGCTCGGCCTCGTGTCTCCGCATCTCCCATAACTGCTGATCGGCGTAGCGGGTGGCGCGTAGGGCATGGACACGGTCCCGATCGCGTTTCCTGTAGAGAGCCCGAGCGGCTTCTTCGCCCTGCGTCAGAGGGCGCACCCTGCGGGCCGCCTTCATCCGGGCAGACCGCTCCCGGTCGAGATCCCGGAGGATCACGGCGATCCCGAGGGCCCAGAGGGGAAGGAGAACTACGAGGATCATCGCGGGTTCTCCTTCATGGCCTCCCGGATCGCGGCCCGGCGGCGCTCCCGGTACTCCCTGGCTTTCTGGCGGTTGTATTCACGGGTAGCGCCTGACCAGGCGGGCCTCTTGTGTTTCCGGCCCATGGGCTCCCGATAGATGTAGTCGGCACGGGGCATGACGACGGGCGGTTGCCGCTCGAACTCTACGGTGACGCCCTCCATTGAGACGGCGCACTCCAGGCGCCCCTTGGTATCCACCCAGCGCTGCATGGCCCGCTGCCAGGCGATGGCCTCGGCGCTGTCGGGGGCATAGGGACGCGGCATTTCGGGACGCTGGGCAAGATGGGCGGAGAGGGCTTCAGTGGGGTTCATGCGGACTTCTCCACCCAGGCTCGCAGATCCGGGATATTGTAGAACACGGGGATCTGCCATTGCTCAGCCTGGAGCAGTTCCATGCGGCACCCGCGTGATTTCTCCCATTCGGGACAGAGCAGCATGGCGTCCGCCCTGGAGAGCATGGTCAAGCACTCTTGCATCGCCGGGCCCCAGGCTTCCTTGGCGCTCAACGCAGGAAAGGGGATGACCGATACGTGGGGCACCAGGGGCGTTGCTCCCATGTCGCGGACCTGTGCCCCGCAGACGATGGCCCGCTGGGCATTGACCGCCATCAACTGCTCGCTGGCGGCGGTGTAGGGAGAGCTGACGTAAACAAGGGGGCGCATTACGGCTCCTTCTTCTTCAATTCAGCCACGACAGAGGCATCGTGATCCATCCATCCCTGCACCTGGTCAATTAATGCCTGCGCCTGCCTGCTGGGTTTCCGTGCCCCGTGTGCCCAGTGGTGGACAGATCGAGCCGACGCATGGAGTGCATCAGCCAGCGCCTGGACGCCCCCCAGCCGCAGGGCCAGGGAGCGCCAAGGTTCGGGGAGGGTGGTGGGGCGGGCCATCACCATACCTCCATGATGAAGTGGCACCGGGACTCAATGGCCCGCACGGTAACGGTGGCAGGCAGGCACTCAATGCCAGAGGCGTATCGAACCAAGTCGGTCAGGGCATCGTATGCAACGCGGTTATTCATTCTGTCGAAGTCTTGGCCTGTTGCGAGTTTGATGGTCATGGTGGCTCCTGTGTTGTGAGGTCCAATCCCCATGCACACAGTGTCGGTCCAGCGTTCCGGATTGTCAAGGGTGAATATCCAACTGTGACCAAAATCACACTGGACGGTGTGGGGGCCTTCCGTTCATAAAGGCTCCTTCTTCTTCAGTTCCGCCATGACGGCGGACGCCATGTTCCCGGTTTCAGGGGTGGGATCGGCCATGGCGGCCTCGATAGCCGCCCGCTTCGCCATCATCCGGAAGGCTTCCTCCAGGTGGTCAGCCAGGGCGCGGAGAGCGCTCACGGTTTCCTCCTTGCAGATGGTGGTGATGGTCACGCAGCAACCAGTAGAGAGGTAGAGCCAGGGCTGGGCGCCATCATTCCCGTAGTGGATGGCGGCGTAGATGTCCTCCGTCAGCTGGACGGGGCGGTAGGGGAAGGCGTTTGTCATGGTGGCGGCTCCTTGAAAGGGGTGGTGGGCTTCACGGGCCGATCAGATCTCTGCGCCCGTGGCCCCGGCATCCATGAAGCGAATTTCCAGTTCGGAGATATATGTGTCTTGACTCATGAGGCCCTCCGACGCGTGGCGAGGCTGGACAGGGTGGTGTCCACTTCTGCCAGGAACGCCACAACCTCAGCTTCCATCGCGTCAATGCGGGCCTGATCCCGGTTGAACCGGACCACGAAAAGCTGGAGGTCTTCAGGAAGTCGCGGATCGAAACTCACGAAGTCGCACCACTGGCGGCCAGTGCAAGCCATCTGCCAAAGCATTTGAGGCTGGTACTGGCTCGGGACTTCATCAGCCAGCAGGTAGGACAGATGGGTCGCGGTCTTGGGACACTTGATCTCTACCAGGCCATCGGCCCCCACCAGACCGTCAGGAGATGCTGCTCCGCGTTCGATGGTGGGGTGGATCACCAGTCCCACTTGATCGACCAGGATGCCCTTGGCGACCTCGTAAGCGGCACGGGCGTAGGGTTCATGTTCAGTTCCCCAGCGCATGGCGTCGCTTGTGAAAACGTCATCCTGGGGGGTTCCAGTCAGGATCTCCGCCACTATCTGTGCGCGGTAGTCACGTCGGGAGGCGGCCTCACCTGACTTGATCTTGGCCATGACATCAGCAATACGCGAGGCGGTGACCTTCCCGGCGCGGGCGGCTTTCCATTCATCGGTTCCTTGGGTGAGTTCCAAGATGATCATTTCAAACCTCCAGCAAGCCTAGATGCACCCTTCAAGAAGATCTGGCGTTCGTTTTTGGCCTTCACGATTGCATCCTTGGCACCCTTGTCCTTCTCTGCGTGTGCATACGCGGCGGCATAGACTTCGAGCAACGAACCGAGGGTTTTGGCATCCTTGATCGCCTGGATCATCGCCGCCAGATCATCACTCCCGACCTCATCCCCTGGGGCCATATTGAGGGTTGTCCGGGCCTCATCGTTATCGCCCGTCTCCAGGAATAGCACCTTGAGGATCGCTGACTTGGTGGCATAGGTGATCGCTTTACCGGGTGCCTTGTCCCCATAATCATTCGCGTGTGCATCAACTTCGACAGATGTAAAATCCAAAGGATCATCGCAGTTTTGGAACCGAACAATAAATCGGCCTTCATATCTATAGAGCGGATTCCCCTTTTGACTCTTGCACCCAGTGTCGATCATGGCACTGCTCATCACGGATGGAAGAATAATCACCCCCACCTCAATGAACCACTGGCGCGTCTCTGCGACAACCGCGTCATGGCTGACTGCGGTATAGTTCTCCACCTTTTTGTCCTTCCGGATGTAGGCCACCTTTTCCCGGATGGTATTGAGGCGCTGGTAGATATTCATGCTGACCTCCGTGCATTGATTCCGTGAACCGTGGTGTGGGTGCCTGTCTCGGTCATAGGGCCTCCCGCTTTGGCGCGAATGGCGCGAGGATCTGGGCAAACACGGGATGAACCGCGTTCTCTCCCGCATCCATAGCCGCGTCCTCAGTGTCGGCTGTGGATCCCCGGGTGGAAGCCGCAAAATGTGCCATCTCGATCTCAACCATGTGGCAAGCCTCAGCCATGTCCAGGCAATACTGACGGGCCATCCCGAATGCCTGGGGCAGATCCCCACGGGTCAGGTGGAGGACTTCATCTATGCCATTGCGGATAATTTGGCGGGCCGAAACCAGTGTTGCTGCGGGGTATTCGGTGCTCATGCGTCCTTCCTTTCATGGGTTTGGGGTGGATTGATGCGGCGGCCTTTCTTGTCCGTGAGGTTCTACATGCGGGGAGTCACGACAGCTCCTTCCTGTGCGCCTCAGCCATGCGGAGCGCCTTGGCCCTCGTAACCTCAAAGGCCGCCACACGTTCCTCGGATTCCGCACTACCGTCATCCGGGAACTCGCTGGGGTTGCTCTCGCGGATGCCGATGGCGTCCCACTCATCCACGGAGTGGAAGAGACATCCCATCCGAACGTAGGGGGTTCCGTCATCAGCGACCACGGCCCAGCACTGGTAGCTGTAGAGCCCCGTCATGACCACGACTGCGGCCAGTCTTAGATCGCCGTATCTTGCACCGGCGAGTTTCGCCCTGGAGAGGTCCGCTCCAGCGAGATTTGCACCGGCGAGGTCCGCACCGGCGAGGTTTGCTTCGTAGAGGTACGCACCAGCGAGATTCGCACCGGAGAGATCGGCCCCGTAGAGGTTCGCCCTGACGAGGTTCGCTCCGAAGAGCTTCGCCTCGGCGAGGTTTGCCACGGCGAGGTTCGCACCGTCGAGATCCGCCCCGGAGAGGTCGGCACCGTAGAGGCCCGCCCCAGTGAGTAACGCCTTGGTGAGGTCAGCACCGGAGAGGTCTGCCTCGGCGAGGTCTGCCCCGGAGAGATCTGCCCCAGAGAGGTCGGCCCCGGAGATATCCGCTCCGTACAGGTCCGCCCTGACGAGTTTTGTACCGGCGAGGTCCGCCCCGGCGTGGGGTGTCCCGGAGCTTTCGCTGGTGATTTCAGTGGGGACGCTAGAGCGGGTCATGGTTCCTCCGTGTTTGGGTTGGGGTTGGGGTGGTTTTGACTAGGGGGGGCATTGGGGTGCTGCAAGAATGAGTATATGCCCTCCAGGGGAACATGCAAGAACAATTCAGACGACATCCCCAGATTCGTCAAACAAGTTCTCCCCATCCTCGACATCGAACTGTTGGCCACGGGCGGCTGCCTCAACATTTCGGCACGCTTGTCGGAAGTAACTGTCTTTTAGCTCGACGCCTACCCCAAGTCGTCCAAGGATTACAGGGATGTAGACCTCAGATCCAACCCCCATAAACGGCGTGAAAACAACCTCGCCGGGGTTTGAAAAAAGCTGGACACATCTTTCGATTACATCCAATTGGAGGGGATGGACATGCTTTTCGTCCTCACTATCACGGGCCTCGCGGAATGGAAGGACGCGATTCATGCGGATGTCATCCCACATACAGTCGGCGTATTGCCTCCAGATCCACTGAGAGAAACGATTCTCAGTCTGCTTCCCCTTCCATCCTCGGTACCCCAGAATCTCAGCGGGAGGGATCCGTTCCCCGGCATAACTTGTCATCCCGACAGGGTGGGCAACTGGGATAGGATTCTGACCGGCCCGCCTGAAGGTGAGTAGCTGGTCTCCAGATGCCACACCGCAGTCCAAACTGTCCTCACATAGGGTTTTATGAGCCAAGTTCTTCTGCATAGTCCGGAGACGAACGGCTAAGGGTTCTTTCCAGATCATGCGGCGACCTGTGAAGTGCCACCCTTCAGCCTCATGGAGTCGGATGATATCTCCCGGGAAATCCATCATGGCATCAGTGCCAGTGTTTGACTTCGGAATGTCCATGCAATGAACGGCGGTCACGCGGCCTGGGACCGTTATCCTGGCAAGTTCCTGGACCACGAAGCGATAATGCTTGATGAACTCATCATAGTCCATCGAGTTGCTTAGGTCGCGATCATGGCTCGAATAGTTGTAGAGTCCACCGAATGGGGGGCTATAGATCGAAAGGTGAACGGACCTTTCCGGTAGTCCCTGCATGACTTCCACGCAGTCACCGTGGTAAAGGGCAAACTTTGACGTGATTAGTTGACCATTGACAGCCATGATGGCACCTCCTGAGTGTTCGAGAATTGGGAAGCCTTCTCAATCGAGAGGGCATGGTTCATTTCTGCAACCAACCGACTGAACATTTGATCGGCTTGGACCGCCTTCCGTTGCAGGTTGGCCAACACGCCGCGCTCGCCCTCTGAGGTCACAATGTCCACATGCACGGGACGCTTTTGGCCGAACCTCCAACACCGCCGGATACTTTGATAATACTGTTCGAAGGAATGGCTCGGGAAGGTGGTCACATGGTTGCAGTGCTGGTAGTTGAGCCCCCATGCTCCAATACTTGGCTTAGTCACAAGAACACGGGCGGACCCTTTGGCGAAGGCTATCAACTTCTCTTCTTTGGAATCGTCACTATCTGATCCACTGACCTGGATAGCATCTGGAATCATTTTTTCCAGCATGTTCCCTTCATCGTTCAGGTGGCACCAAACAAGAGAAGGCTGCCCCGTGGGGTTTACCAGTGAAGCAACCTTCTCGCACCGTTCCTGGATGGATCTTCGGCGCTCTGCATGCTGTTCTCTAAGGCCAGAGGCCGGGATAGAAAACAGCATACCATCGGGAAGCGATTCGGCTGTTACGAAATGTTCCTGCTCGGTCAGCTCTGGGAGGATGAATGCACGGTCATCAAACCCAATATCTGATGGCTTTCTAACGGCCCGAGCCCAACTGCATACCCAACGCCAGAAGGGGATCTCTGCATGGCCCTTGAGTCGCCATTTGATGACCTCCCCACGCATCCGCCCCTGGGCTGAATTATTGAGGTCGTTCTTGAAAAACCGATTAAGCATATCCATGTGGCCAAGATACCCAAGCGCCTCGGAAGATGTCCCTAGTTCCGTGAAGTCGTTGGGGGCAGCTGTGGCCGTGGCCAGAAGCCGATAGGGTAGCTTTCGCATGAATGTAGTGATGGCGGATCGTGTAGACCCATCATAGCTTTTAAGAATCGAGCTCTCATCACAAACCATACCCACAAAATCAGAGGGGCTAAATAGATGAAGCTTCTCGTAATTCGTGATGGTGATCCCAGGATGAACTTTCCCATCCCTGGAAATGGTCGCATCAATCCCAAATTTCTCAGACTCAGCCTTGATTTGATGGGTCACAGCAAGCGGCGTCAAAAGAAGAATGTTGCCCTTAGCATGGCGTTTGACGTTCTCAGCCCACACCAATTCCATCACGCTCTTCCCGAGCCCACAGTCTGCGAAGTTTGCGGATCTGCCTGTTACCAATGACCACTCCACAAGGGCTGATTGAAAATCAAGCAGGAAATCCGGCATCCAGTTAGGGGTGAATCCGTGGTTTCCACCGAGTTGGGCCTTGTCTATCAGGAACTGCGAGTAGTCCATAGTGGCGCTCCAATGGGCGGGGTGTCCGCATGCCCCCCAGAATATGCCATCCGACAGAATATGCAAGTGACTTTCGTCACAGGTGGACATTTTTTTTGTCCGGCATATACTGTAGACCATGACAGACCTCCGTCCCCTCCTCCCTGCTCGCATGCAAATCCGCGAACTCCAGAAGATCTGCGGGTTCAAGTCCTACTCTCAGTTCTGGTGCGTCGTTACGGGACGATCCCGCGCAACAGCCGAGGTGGCCGTGAAGATCAACGCAGCTACGGGCATACCCAAGTCCACCATCCGGCCCGATCTGTGGCCACCTCGGGTGAGGAAGCCCTTGACACCCATCCAGAATGGCTGACCATTGAGGTATCGGTGTGAGAGCCGAATCTAATCACCCCTTGCACGACACCTCGCCGTTGTATCCCCTGCCCTGTGGGGCTCTCACCAGGGGGTAGCGGCGAGGCCTTTTGGGCAGTGCCCAAGGAAAACGTCCATGGACAATAATTCGGGATCCAAGGGTCTGCCGCAACACCCGCTTAGCGCGGCATTCCCCAGCATGTCCCCGCTCGATTTTTCAGAGCTGGTCAATGACATTCGGGAAAATGGTGTCCAGCAGTCCATCACAGTCTTTGAGGACATGGTCCTGGACGGGTGGCACCGATACCTCGCATGCCAGCAGATCGGGTGCGAATGCCCGTCCGCGCCCTTCACCGGGAAGGATCCAGTCCGGTTCGTTCTGTCGCTGAATCTCAACCGCAGACACTTGACTGGGAGCCAGAAGGCTGAGGCTGTGGTCGCCTGTAATGCCTGGGCGCCCTCGGGCCGTCCAAAGGGTGAAGCGGCTTCACCCTTTCCGACAGTCAAGACCATGGCCGAAGAGGCTGGAGTCTCTGAGCGGACCATTCAGAAGGCCAAGAAAGCCCATGCCGCTGGTTTGGGAGAAGCGGTCAAGGCTGGGAAGGTGTCCGTAGAGAAGGCCGCTGAGATTGCGGACCTGCCTGAGTCTGAGCGGGAAGCTGCCATCAGTGCGCCTTTGCCCAAGAAGGCCAAGCCCGCAGAACCCACGGCAGAGCGGATCAAAGAGCTTGAAGCCCTACTCGCAGAACGTGAAGACGAATGCCGGGAACTGATCAGCGAAGCGGCTGCCGGGAACGACGAATACCAGTCCATGCTCAGGATTATTGAGGCGGATGACCGGCTGGCTCAGGCCCATGCCGAGGTCAAGCGGTTCACCGAACTGAACCGCGTCCTGCAAGAACGGCTCAACGGCAAGATGGCCGAGTGCAATGGCCTAGCCAAGGATGCCAAGCGGTGGATGAACAAGTTCCTCGTTCTGGAGCGGAAGTTCAAGGCCCTGGACCGTGACGAAACCTTCCAGGAGGGGGACTAGATGGTGCCCCTTTTTGAGGACCAAGGGCGATTCCCCGAGCCCCGCGCCTTCCAGCATCAGGCCCACGAAGCCCTGCGCCAAGGTGCAAGAGATGGACACAGGCGCCAGATCATTATGGCGCCTACAGGCGCGGGAAAGACCTTTCTCGGCATGCGCGTCATCAGTGAGGCGCTGAAAAAGGGCAAGCGGGCCATGTTCCTGTGCGACCGGCGCACACTTATTCGCCAGACCAGCGAAACGGCCACGCGCTACGGCCTCGGGGATCACTCCGTGATCATGGCCGATGACCCCCGGCTGGATCTCACCAAGCAATTCCAGATTGCCAGTCTCCAGACCCTGGAGCGGCGGGGCTGGCCAGAGGTGGATGTCCTAATCGTGGATGAGGCCCATACCCTTTACAAGACCTGGGTTGATTTTGTGACCTCGAAAGACTGCAAGGCTATGGTAGTGGGGCTCAGTGCAACCCCATTCTCCAAGGGACTAGGCAAGGTATTCACGAATCTGATCAATGCCGCAACCATGGCAGACCTGACCGATTCCGGCGTTTTGGTGCCCATGCGCGTCTTCTCATGTCGGAAACCGGACATGACCGGGGCGAAGCTGAACATCAAGGGAGAATGGGCTGAAGAAGCGGCGGAAGAACGGGAGCTGTGCATCGTTGGCGATGTGGTTTCTGAGTGGAAGAAGCTGGCTGAGAACCGAAAAACCATCGTCTTCGGTGCCACCATCCGACATTGTGAGGAAATTGTGAGGCAGTTCCGGGAGTGCGGCGTCAACGCTGCCACCTTCACGGCTGATACTACGGAAGCAGAACGGTCAGCGCTGTTGGGAGACTTCAGCGGGCCAGACCCATTCATCCGTGTCTTGGTGAGTGTGGAAGCCTTGGCTAAGGGATTCGATGTCCCTGATGTGGGGTGCGTTTGTGACTGCCGCCCTCTACGAAAGAGCCTTTCAACAGCGATCCAGATGTGGGGTCGTGGCCTTCGCTGCTCACCCGAGACTGGGAAGGAAGACTGCTTTTTACTTGATTTTTCCGGGAACATCATCCGGTTTGCAGATGACTTCTCCGATGTGTTTTTCAACGGTCTGGACAAGCTGGATGACGGGGAAAAGCTGGACAAGGAAGTCCGCAAGGACGAAGACCATGAGCCCAAGCCATGCCCTAAGTGCGGGAATGTTCCAATGGGCAAGCGGTGTGTGCGGTGCGGGTATGAGCCAGAGCGTAAGAGTCTAGTGGAAGCCTTGCCGGGTGAGATGCAGGAAATTAGGATCGGCAAGAAGGTGCTGGCGCCTGATTCCGCCCATCTTTACGCTCAGGTTGCAACCTATGCCCGTCTGCATTCTGCTCCTGAGAAGCAGAACGGGCGGGCCGCGCATCTATTCAGGGACATGACCGGCGCATGGCCCCCGCGTGATTGGAGGGTCGAATCTGCGCCCATTGTAGAGCCTACCCGCGCCACGCTCGGAAAGATCAAGTCTCTCCAGATCGCCTTCCATAACCGGAGGGCATACTGATGGCCCTTTATTTCGAGAAGACCCGAGACGCAGCCAGAGGTAAATGGCGCGGCATCCTGATCGCCTTGGGCATGAACGAGTCCTACCTGAAGGACCAGCACGGTCCCTGTCCACTCTGTAGGGACGGCAAGGATCGGTTCCGGTTTGATGACAAAGACGGTGACGGGACATACTACTGCAACCAATGCGGGGCCGGTTCCGGCTCCCAGCTTGTGCAGAAGTTTCTGGACCTCCCGACATGGGAAGCGGCCTGCAAGCGGGTGGATTCCGTCGTGGGCACAGTTCAAGCCCAGGTTGTCAAGGCTGCGAAGGACGAAGGCGATACCAGGCGCATCCTCACCAAAATCTGGAAAGAGGCGGTGCCGGTCAAGGCGGGCGACCCGGTGTGGAAATACCTGGAATCCAGGTGCGGCGATCCTTCGGCGGTGCTGGCAGACCTCCGGTATCACCCAGGACTGAAGCACCCCATGGGCGGAGTCCATCCGGCCATGCTGGCCCTGTGCAGGCCAAATGAGGGCAAGGCAGCAGGGATTCACCGGACCTTCCTCACGATGGACGGGTGTAAGGCCGCAGTTGACCCAGTGAGAATGATGATCGGTGAATGCGCCACAATCCGCCTGGGTCCGGTCATGGAACGAATGGGCATCGCTGAGGGAATAGAGACGGCCATCAGCGCCGGGAAGCTGTTCGGGTGCACTGTGTGGTCTGCCATCAGCGCCAATGGTCTGAAGGCGTGGATGCCACCAGAAGGCGTCCGGTCTGTGGTGGTCTGTGGTGATGCGGACCAAAACTACACAGGCCAGGAAGCGGCCTATGCCCTGGCCCATCATATGGCCATGATTGGACTTAATGTTGAAGTCCAGATACCGAAGCCCATCGGCACAGACTGGAATGACCACTACAAAGAGCTGGAATTCGGGCAAAACCAGCCAAAACAGACCAATTATCACAGACCACAGCAGACCACCACAGACCACCCCACTGAATTGGGCCATTTTGATGCGAAATCGGCTATTTTGCCGCATACCACAGACCAATTCGAAAAAGTGGTATTGACAAGCAACACTTGCCCACCCTATTCTCCAAGTACTCCTCACCCAAAGAACCTGGGCCAAGAAGGATGCTTGATCACTGGTCAACTGACTGGTGATTCGTTCCCTGGTAAGGGAAAGGGAAAAGACGCAAACAACGGCAGGGACGTACACCCTACCCGCGCGGATTGGGATTTTCTGGTTTCTGAGCGTGAGGCGATCATGCACGAATCGGGTATGGTTTCCAGCCGGTGCCTTCCTATGGCCCTGGCAGACACTCAACAAGCCCATGGGCATAGGCCGAAGGAGGTTGAATGAGAGCCAGCAAATACAACGCAGCCCGAACGGGCAAGTATGCCAGCGGTGCCGAAGCGCGGCGGGCCGGAGAACTTAAACTCCTGGAGCGGGCCGGGAAGATCGAAAACCTGGGCGAGCAAGTGAAGTATGAGATCATTCCGAAGCAGGACGGCGAACGGGCCGCGCACTACATCGCGGATTTTGTCTATACAGATACTACTACTGGCTTGGATATTGTCGAGGATGTGAAGGGCGTTCGGACCAAGGAATACATCCTGAAGCGGAAACTGATGCTCCTGGTTCACGGCATCAAGATCAGGGAGGTATCATGAGTCTCCCATCCAGGAGAACCAAGCCCCGCCGGAAGGGCACCCCTACCCCCCGGATCAAAGCCGGGAGGGAGGAAGATCCTGCGTACCTGGCCAGGGTCCGAGAGCTCCCCTGTGATGTGTGCGGAGCCATCCCGAGCGAACCCCACCACCCAAAGGGCCTGGAGTTCTGCGGGAAGGGTCAGAAGGCTCCGGACCATGACGCTTTCCCGCTCTGCCCGAATTGCCACAGGACCGGCCCCAACGCCTTCCACCGGATGGGGAAGCGGCCATGGGAGGCACTCTACGGCCCCCAGCGGGAACACGCAGATCGGACGCGGGCCATTCTCAATCTGGAGGAACCATGAACAGCATTCCGCACAGATCATGTAAGGCCATCCACGCGCCTGATTGGATGATCATTGATGCCGTCCGCTACGCCATGGGCAGGCGATCCTATCAGGTTGGGATTACGGCAGAATGGGTAAGGTGCTGTTGGAACCTGCTCAGTGACCATAGCCAACGGATCATCAAGCAGGATATTGAGGATGAGTTCCAGCGAGCCGAGAGGACCGGGAACTACTCTAGCTTGGGGGGTGAGTGCGACCGGCGAGAGTGGGAGGATGTTCGTGCCCTTTGGAAACCCAATCCATGAAGGTCTTCATCCTGCGGGAAGAACGCAACGCTCAGGCCCTGTGGGCATTCCTCCGTGGCAACTGGAAGGCCATGGCGGAGGCAGGGAAGCCTCTTCAGGTCACTTGCGGGCCGGAGGAAACCAAGCGTAGCCTCCAGCAGAACAAGCGATATTGGGCCATCCTCCGGCAGATCAGTGAGGAAGGCTGGCTAGACGGGCGCCAATACAGCTCCGAGGTTTGGCACGAGCATTTCCGCCGGGAGTTCATCGGGTGTATTGACCTTCCGGGCGGTGGGCTCATGGGCATGAGCACAACCAAACTCACAGTGGAGGAGTTCTCTATCTACTGCACACGGGTTGAGGTATTCGCTGCAACAGAGCTAGGGATTCAACTTATTGAGGTGGAGGCACCCCGATGAAATGCACGATGGAGATGAATAATAGGACCGGGAGGGTTCATGGCTAAGGCAGGACGACCGTCCAAGCTCGACGACAGGCAGAAGGCAGAGATTGGGCGCAGGCTCGCCCAAGGCGAAACCATGGGGGATCTGGCCAAGGAATACAAGATCGGCAAAACTACCCTTTCGAGGCACTTTTCGGGACGCCCCGAAATCATCCAAAATCTAGCAAACACCCTGGCTACAACGGAAGCGGCGATTGACCAACTCCCAATAACGGAACAAATATCGGTTCGCACTCTTGCCGACCAGCTTAAGGGGTTGACAAATAAGCTAGTTGCAACGGCCAGGATCCAGTCCGAAACTGCCTCCATCATGGCAGGGCATGGGTTGAAGGCTGCGAAGAGCTTGCCGCAGAATGGTGCTACGCCGGAAGACATGCGAACCGTGGCGGCCTGCACCGAGCTGGCGAACAAGGCCGGACAGATGGGTATGGGCCTGCTCACAGCGGGGAAGAATTTCAAACCTGATGACACGAGCGCTCCGGCCATTCGCGTGTCCCGTGAGGATGAGTGTCTATGAGCCTGACTGTCGGCCAGACCGAGGCGCTGAAGATCATGGCAGGGGGCGCAACCCATATCATGGGGGAGGGCGGCTCTCGGTCTGGTAAAACGTTCCTCTTCGTCCGTGGCGTGTGTATGCGGGCGATCAAGGCCCCCCAAAGCCGACACGGTATCTTCCGTTTCCGGTTCAATCACGTCAAGGCGTCCATCGTCCTAGACACGTTCCCGAAGGTCATGGCGACGTGCTTCCCAGGCATCCGGGCAGACCTGGACAAGACAGACTGGTTTGCCACGCTCCCGAATGGAGCGGAGATCTGGTTTGGCGGACTGGACGACAAGGAACGGACCGAGAAGATTCTAGGCCGTGAGTTTGCGACCATTTATCTGAATGAGATTAGCCAGATCCCGTTCGCAAGCAGAAACCTGGTGATGACGCGCCTTGCCCAGCGCATAGACCAGGTCATAGATGGAGTCAAAACGCCCCTGACGCCCCGTATGTATTACGATCTAAACCCAACGAACAAGGGACACTGGGGATACAAACTGTTCCATGAGTTGCGGGATCCTGATTCCAAGCGGCCCATTACGGACGCCGAGGAATACAAGTATTTCAAGTTGAACCCCGCAGACAATATGGAAAACCTGTCGCCGTCCTACATAAAGACGCTCCAGGGCCTTAGCATCCGGCTCCAGAAGCGGTTTCTCAAGGGTGAATGGGCCGATGAGAACCCTAACTCACTGTTTAGTGAGTCGGATATAGACAAATGGCGCGTGATTGACGGGAAGGTGCCTGAACTGGTCCGGGTGCTGGTGGCAGTTGATCCGTCCGGCTCCGGGGACGAGAATAATGCCGATAACGATGCAATCGGGATCATCGTTGGGGGACTAGGAACGGACGGACGGGCCTACATCCTGGAAGATCTGACGGTGAAGGCAGGCCCTGGGACGTGGGGCAAGGTGGTCACGAGCGCCTTTGACCGTCACCAGGCCAGCAACATTATCGGCGAATCGAACTTCGGGGGCGACATGGTTCGGTTCGTCATCCAAACGGCTAGGCCCCGGACGCCATACAAGGCCGTGACCGCAAGCCGTGGCAAGGTGGTTAGGGCCGAGCCAATCAGCCCGCTGTATGAGCAGGGGAAGGTCTGTCACGTTGGATTCTTCCCCGAGCTTGAGGATGAGCTAACGGCTTTCACGACTTATGGTTACATGGGGTCAGATAGCCCGAACCGCGCCGATGCGCTGATCTGGCTACTGACTGAGCTATTCCCAGGGCTGACGAAGGCCGATCAAACGCCCCCCGAAGAGGACGATTTCGAGTCCAGGATGGCACGTCAGGGGCGAATAACTGAAAATAGCTGGATGGGATGATGCCCGACTTTCTGACCACCTTCCTGGCCTCGATCCTCCATAATCAGGGTGTCCATGATGCCACGCGCATAGCCGAGGAAGCCGCTACGAGTCTCCGCAAGGCCCGTATGGTAGATGAGGTCCGAGTGAAACGGGCGATGATCAAGGCTGACCCCAGCCGGGATTACCGCGCCGTGGCCCGCAAGTATCATGTAACCGTATCATTTGTTTATAGATCATGGCGTGGGCTGTAAGATTTTGTCGCGCATTGGAAATGGAATGGCCGCAAGCTGATAAGGCCCGGGCGTCCAACCAGACACCTAAGAGCCGCGAGCATCGGGCGGACTCACCTAAACCACAAGCCCGGGCACATATCTGGTGCCTGTGACCCTCACCCTGACATACAGCCAATCAAGCGGCCTCGTCACGAATAATGACGGGGCAATTGTTGCGCATGGTTGGGCGGGGAATGGGGCAGGCAAAGACAACCCCGCTATGCAGGACGTGCATAACGTGGGGCCGTTGCCACAGGGCACGTATGCGGTCGGCTACTGGCATGACCACCCCAGGCTAGGCCCGATGGTGGCGGAGCTGGTCCAGATCAAAGGCGAGACGTTCGGGCGGAGCGATTTCTTCATCCATGGGCCGTCCACCCATTCAGACCGCTATGGCCAGGAATCCCAGGGCTGCATCGTCCTGCCTCGCCCCGACCGGAACGCCGTGAAGGGCCTGGACCCTGACTTTATCCAGGTGGTGGCATGAATGCCTGGCGAGAGGTGTTCCAGGACGACCGGGGCCAGCTTAGCTCGGGCCGTGTCTTCGCCGGGTATTGCACCGTTGCGGCGATTCTGTGCTGGGTTGCGGGCGTGATCCTGCCGCCACTCATTGCCCATGCCCAGAGCGGTATGAACTCGCTGCTGGCCGCTGCCGCCGGGTTTTACGGTGCTGGCAAGGCTTCTGAACGGTTCGGTAAGCAGCAGGACAGGGACAACCAATGAATACCCCGCGCCTGGCTTACATTCTCGGGGCCCTTGCGGTTGGCCTACTGATCTGGTGGGGCGTGGCAACGGCCATGGATGCCTACCATCAGCATCAAGGCGCGGCCCAAGAGCAAGTATCCCATCAACAGGATCAGGAGGCACAGAGCCATGCCAACATCGCCCAACAGATCCCGGATCATGCGGCGGACCTGGCGGCGGCCCAGGCAGACGTGGATCGGGCACGGGCCGAAGTGGCGAGACTTCGCAAGATCCTGGCGTCCAAGCCAAGCGTTCCCGTTTCTGATCCGGTCAACCCGAATCCGCCCCTCGCCCCGTCTGTGGCCCCTGATCATCGAGATGAAACCATCGCCGCCCTCGACGTATTGGTTCGAGCTCAGGACAGTCAGATCGCTGGCCTCAAGCTCGCACTGACGGACGAACAGAAGCGGTCCAGCGAATGGCGGGCGGCGTATCAGCACGAGCAGCAGGCGAGGCTGGCGCAGGAAGCGGCCACGAACGCCTGGAAGGCATCCATCAAGGAATCCCGCTGGCGTGGCAGGATTGAGGGCTTTGCCTTGGGCACGGCCCTCGGTTATGTGGGGGGGAAGCTGTGAGCGGTCCGAACCAAACCTGCCCTATTCGTGATGGAGAGGGCGATATGGACAATCGGAGACAGTTGACCTTTGGGCAGGCCATGGACCGAGCGTTGATGTGGATGATTGCGGCACTAGTATCCTGGCTGTGTTACAGCACCATGAATCTTCAAAAACAGATGGCCGTGATGAGTGAGCGATCAGATAACACCCATTTCGACATGCAGAGGTTATCGGCGGGGGTTCAGCTGATGGATAGCCGCATTCAGATTATAGAAGTCAAACAAGCCCAGCACGGGTGGAAGTGATGAACTACCCCGCGACGGTTACCAAGGAAGATCAGAAGATTCTGGAGCGAATCAGGAAGCGGCGTGATCTTGCCTATGAAGCTGAGAAGGAACGGCGAGAGAAGCAGCTTGAGGACTTGCTTTTCTGCGACTCGGATAACCAGTGGCCAGACGAGGAACGTGCCAAGCGGAAGAAGCAGGGGCGCCCGTGCCTGACGGTAGACCGGACGAACCCGTTCATTGACATGCTAGTGAATGAAGAGCGGCAGAATAGGCCCTCTGCCACGGTGAACCCTATCAATGACGGGGCAGACAAAGACACCGCCGAGATCATCCAGGGGTATTTCCGGCATGTTGAACTGAATTACAACGCCGATTTCGCCTATGATCGGGCCTCGGAATCTCAGAAGCGGTGCGGCTTCGGGTTCATGCGCCTGTTCACCGACTACATAGACGAGAACAGCTTCGACCAGGACATCATGGTGGGGTCTATCCCGAACCCATTCATGTTCTATCTGGACACTGCAAGCACGGAGCCGGATGGTTCTGACGCCGAATGGGGATTCGGCGAAGAGGATTTCAGCCGGGACGACTTCAGGGGAAAGTATCCCAAGGCCAGCATTGGGACGGCTGGGACCGCTGAGTGGACTTCTATCGGCGACGATGCTCCAGGATGGGTGGGACAGAATGGCGAGACTTTCCGGGTCG